GAAATACTATCAACTCTTCCTTGATACCCCTTTGGACTAACTAAAATATCGCCTACACCTATTGAACCAACACCGCCTCCATCTAAACTTGACTCTCTTAGTACCAAAGAATTAATTCCGTCGACTATAAATCCATTTACTTTATAATCATGCACATTGTATTTTTTATTACCATATTTTCTGTCAATCAATTTATCTAATTCGTTTTGAGTCAATGGGAAGTCATTAACGTAGTCGTATCTCTGATTGGCTAACATTATCACCCAGTGATAATATGGAGTGCCATATATTTTTTCAGAAATAATTTCAGGAGTTTCGCCTTCGCCTATATCGTAATAATCGTATAAAGTTATGTTCTCTAATATCTGTTTACGCAATCTTACATTGCGAGTTATATCAGTTACAATCTTATAGTCGGTGCCTTTCGATAAATCGAAATCGTAGACTATTTTTGGAAAGTTTGAAAAATACATTATAGACCTTCTGAAATAAGTTCTTTTGTAAGAATTGTAAGTTCTCTGAAAGTCATAGACACGTTTATCTGAGTTGGTCTACCATCCTTAAAAGTAGAAAACGTTCCATTTGGAGTATAATTCACATTAAGTTCAGTTAAGACACAAGACGTATGCCTATGAAGATTCAAATTTTCCTGACCTTGGTGGTAATATTCAATATCGAATTCAGAAGGATAGAGGAATAAAAAATTGTTAGCATCTTTATATTCAGGATGCATGTGGTACTTCAAAGCTTTAATAATCTTATTAACGTTGTCCGACTCAGCTATACTTCTTGGTGAGAATTGATATTCCATTGTAAAGGTGCGAAAATCCATGCCTTTAAAAACTTGTTCTTTCATTGGATTGGGAGCTAAGCCAGTCATTGCAGACATAGCACCTGCATTAGGCCCTTTTGCTAAAGCGAAATTAGCAACTATTGAAGATATATCTCGCACTCCTTCTTTGAGAGCAGCTCCTGCACGATCTCCTTTTTCTTCTATACTTCCATTTCCTAATGCTGCTTGGCCTGCGGCCTGTAGAGCACGCATAGCTGCTTCACCTCCTTCTATCACAGCTTGAATTCCAAATGTCTCTTCTTCACCCCATCCAGCTCCATATCGTATCGACAATTGATTTGGTACATGCAGAGCAATAACAGATTTTAATCGCTTTTGAGGTCTAGAAAAAATCGAATTCTTAGTATTCGCTGCAATTGAAGCAGCTCCTGCAACAGTCGCTGCAGCTCCTAATGCTGCTCCTTTCAAACCTGATCCAGCTCCAGTTACTCCAGTAACAGCTGCAGCAACTCCAGATCCTATCACTCCTTGAGCTGCCACTACCTTTTCTTGTGAATATTCTCTCCCGGCCAACTGTTTTTTAACTCTCTCAGAAGCATCTACGTCTACAAATATATTACCGGCATCAGGATTCTCGGTCATTTTAGAATCATTATTGACATTAATGTACATGATAAGATAATTACCGCCGTACATAGGATCAGTTTGTGCATTGCCCGCACCAGTTTGTGTACCTAATAAATCAGCCGGATACTGATAGTTGCCAACTTGATATTTGGCTTCAGTACCCAACTTAAATTGCTTTCCGGTGTATCTGCTCTCAGGCACTGCGGATAGAGGTCGAGATGCCATAAGGATTCCTATAAATAGTTAATAGAATGCTATAATTATTTATCCATGTTTCATAAAAGAATATTCAAACCAATAAATCCTGGGAAATATATTGGTGATCCTACCAATATAATCATGAGATCGAGTTGGGAAACAAAATTTGCTATCTGGTGTGATACTAATCCTGCAGTTGTAAAATGGAGTTCAGAAGAAACAATAGTTCCATATGTATCACCAATAGACAATAAAGCACATAGATATTTCGTAGATTTTAAGATTCAGGTGAGGAAAACAGACGGTTTATTAAAAACATATTTAGTAGAAATTAAACCAGAATTTCAAACTAAACCTCCTATTCCTCCATCGAGAAAAACCAGAAAATTTATACAAGAAGTAATGACTTGGGGAGTAAACGAAGCAAAGTGGAAAGCTGCAAAAAATTATGCTCTAGATCGTGGTTGGGAATTCATAATCTTAACTGAAAATCATTTAGGAATAAAATGACCAACATGCTAAATGTGTTTGAGAAACACAAATACGATCCATCAATCGTAACCAAGTCTCGCACTTGGTTTCGTCAGCAGGCTACTTTACTTGCGAAAGAAGGAATAAGATCTAAAAACGTATTTAATTTTTCTGGAAATGTAGTGCCAACTATTAGACCAGGAAATATGTATATGTTTTTCTATGACCCAAAAACAAAAGACACACTTCCTTATTATGATAGATTCCCTCTCGTGTTTCCGTTTGGAAAAACTGAAAATGGTTTCATAGGATTAAATATGCACTACCTATCTTATAGATTCAGGATAGTTCTTCTTGATAACTTATTGAACTTCAAGAATACAAAGGGAATTGACGAAAAGACACGTTTAAGATTATCTTGGAACTTACTAAAAGGTATTTCTAAACACAAACTCGTTGAACATTGTGTGAAGAGTTATTTGACAGATCACGTACAAACACAGATAAAGATGATATCGCCGAACGATTGGACTTCAGCACTTATGATGCCGGTTGAAAGCTTCGCAAAGGCGACAACATCACAAGTGTGGAAAAACACTGGAGGATTTTAATGGTAGCGAAAACTCTCGATGCCTTCATTGGTGCTATAAAAACTGAAGGAGCTGCTAGACTAAATCGTTTTAAGGTATTGGTGTTTAATCCAGTTTCTGAACAAAGGCAACACGATGAATTGGTGTGCTTATACTGCGAACAGGCTGCGCTGCCGAGTATTACGTATGCGTCACAACCAACTAGAACATTCGGTGACCAGCGCGAAGTAGTCTACGAAAGAACATTTGAAACACTTAATCTTACTTTCTTAATCGATAGACAATTTAAAGTTAAAGAATACTTCGACGAGTGGGGTCATCTGATAGTAAATCCTGCAACAAGACTATGTGGATTTTATGATGACTATGCTAGAAATATACAGATTATTGCTCAGGATTTAAAAGACAACGATGTATACGTGACATGGGTATACGAAGCGTATCCTAAAAGCATAGCCGCTATTAATTTAGATAATAGTTCTAAAGAAGTAGCTAAACTACAAGTAACTTTCAATTACAAATATCATGTAAACTATACATATCCTTCCCCTTCTGAAAATGCATTCGGTGAACCTACAAAAGTTTTTGCAAGAGGCCAAGGGAAATTAGATTTAGAGTATGAATCACTTTCAAATGTGCCGGATACGTATTTTGATAATTTTGGTGCATTCCAACAAACCGTAAATGATAGACGAGCAATAAGTAATATTGAAAGACAAGGCCAGGTTGCTGGAATAGGAATTTCTTCGGTATACAGTAAACTACGTGGAATGATATGAACATTGATGACAAATTGAGTGAGATATTCGATATAGCTCCAATTGAAAAGCAAGAGATTGCACAGCCTCAACTTAAAGAAGTACCAGTTAATAAAGATTTAGAAAGTGATTTTGAAGTATCACGCACTAATCTACATAACATATTGCTTCAAGGACAGGACGCGCTATATCACGCTCTCGAAGTAGCAAAACAAAGCGAACATCCTCGAGCATTCGAAGTTGTGGGTGGACTAGTCAAACACTTGTCCGATGTAAACGCACAACTAATAGATTTACATAAAACTAAACAGACTATCGAAGCTCCAGCTAAAAAAGAAGCTTCTGTAACAAATAACAACGCGATATTTGTCGGAAGCACCAGTGATCTAAGTAAAATGCTTAATGATTTGAGAAGGGGAAAATAATATGCCTTTACCAATGGCCAGTGCGCCGCGATACAAATTGACTATACCATCAACAGGGAAGAGTGTTACATATCGTCCATTCTTAGTCAAGGAAGAAAAGGCTTTGTTGATAGCACAGCAAAGCGAAGATCCTGATACGATGATTAGTACACTAAAATCGGTTATTGAATCTTGTGTACAGGACGAAATCAAAGTAAACGATTTAGCAATATTCGACATCGAGTATATCTTCACACAACTTCGTGCTAAGTCGGTCGGCGAAAATGTTAGTCTCATACTGAAGTGCGATGACTGTGATAGTGAAAAAGCGACGGTGTCTTACGATATCGACTTGACTAAAGTAAAAGTAACTATACCAAAAGAACACAACAAGACTATTCCATTGTTCAATGACGTTGGCGTGGTTATGAAATATCCTTCTCTTGAGCTACTTAAAAAGCTTGAAAGTGTAGATGGCAAAGACGCTGATGCAATATTCAACATAATTGCTTCGTGTATCGATTCAGTTTATGATTCTGATCAGATGTATTCTACTAAAGACCATAGGGCTGAAGAGATACGTCAGTTTATTGATAACCTAACACAAGAACAGTTCTTAAAGCTTCAGCAATTTTTTGAAACAATGCCAAAGCTTGAAGAAAAGGTAAGTTATAAGTGTCCAATGTGTACTAAGGAGCATACGAAATTTATTAGAGGGCTCGACTCTTTTTTCTAATTTGTTTATATCATGATAGCTTGCAGAATTTCTATAAAATGAATTTTGCGCTTATGCAATACCATAAGTATAGCCTGAGGGAGATTGAGGAAATGATACCCTTCGAAAGAGAAATTTATATTGCTCTATTAATACAGTATTTGGACGAGGAAAAACAAAGACTGGAATCTCAGAAACATGGCTAAGAAAACTAATATCACAAATGTCATTAATGTCAACACTGTAGGGCAAGAAAGCTTTGCCGCTCTTCTTGACGTTCAGAAGAAATCAGTCGAACACTTAGACACGATATCAGCAGCGCTCAAACAGTCGCTTTTAGCTCAACGAACATCGGCTATAGAAGAACTAATCATAGCCAACAATCAGCAAGCTCAAACAGAGATATTTAAAGATATTAGTAAAACGCTTGAGGACATAGCAAAGTCACTTAAGCTGATGGCTCAATCATCGGCGACTTTGACAAGTGGAAATGTAAGTTCTTCTAAAACACCATCCGCTGTAGCCACTGTGGGGAAAGAAGAAAAGCAGGAAGCCCAGCGCTCTCAAGAAGAACAGAAGAGTGTACTAGTAAAGATTGAAAAGAACACAGAAGGATTAAGCAATTTAGCGAAAGCATCTAAGCCAGCTGCTGCGGGTGGAGATGGTGGTTTGGGATTAGGCTTAACAGCACTAGCGGCTGGACTGGGTGTAGTCGTAGGTGCTATACAAGCACAAGTTAAAGCAATCAAGTATTTCGCAGACTTATTGACTCCCGATTTTATCATACTAAAAGCACAAAAAGCAATAGCTTCCTTTGCTGCTGGTATTAGCATGTCTTACGATCTTCTGAAAATCGCTGTGACTGAAAAGATTTCATCTATGGTAAAGGTATTTGATGACGTAATAGATGCAGTCAAAGTCGCGATATCAGAAAAGTTTCCATCTGTAGCAAAAATATTCGATAACATAGTCGACTCAGTGAAGGGATTCTTTACTCTCGCATCTGAAGAATCTACAATAGCCAAGTTCATTAAGAATATAATGTCTGGTTTAAATGTAATTATAGAACCATTCGCAGATGCATTTAAAATCGTAAGAGAATTTTTCAGTGGTCCTACTTCTGCTGTATTTGAAACTATAAAAGGGATATTCTCGACTATAGGTAGCACATTCGACGACTTTGCAAAATTATTCACTTCTGTTGCAAAAGTAGTTTCTAAATTATTACTACCTTTAAATATCATTATGACGATATGGGATACTGTGAAAGGTGCTATTGAGGGCTATGAGGAAGAAGGTATAATCGGAGGAATTCGAGGAGCAATAACAGGATTTTTCAATTCATTGATATTTGGTCCAATAAACATGCTTAAGGACGCTATAGCGTGGGTGTTGGGATTCTTTGGATTTGAAAACGCTGAAGCTACACTCAAATCATTCAACCTAGAAGAAATGTTCAAAGACTTTATGAAGATGGTGTTTAGTCCTATTGAAACATTCAAAAGTATTGTTCAAAAAGTAAAGGACTTCTTCAGTTCTCTCAAAGGATTTGAAATACCTGGATTCGGATTTACTGCGCCAAAATGGATACCAGGATTAGGAGG